CTTTTTACCAAGATACTGAGCACGGAGCCTGTATGAATTACTCCCGTAGACAACTTGAAGCATTTGGCGAGCCGCTTGGCGAATCAGTTACCCGTTTAAAACCCGGCGGACGCATCTATGGTGGCGGTGGATCAAAGACTCCTGCCCAGACATCCCAAACCAACACTACAGATTTACCCGCATGGGCGAAGCCACACGCCAAAGAGATTCTGGCTAGGGGCCAAGCGTTATCCAATGCTCCATACGAGACATACGGCGGAGATCGTACGGCTGATTTTGGTGCCATGCAAAAAGGCGCTATGGAAGACGCAAGGACAATGGGGCCTGCGGCTCAGTTGGGCACGGCTACCGGTTTGGCTGGGGACGTTGGACGACGTGCTATGGGCACGAACTACGAAGCCGGTCAGTTTGCCAATCAGTTTCAAGCCCCCGGCGCGTATCAGCCCGGTCAGTTCTCCATGATGCAAGCGCAGGCTCCAAGCCTTCAGCAGTATCAAATGAAAGGCCCACAAGATGTGCGGTCAATAGGGTATGACGCAGCAGAAATGGGTGCGGCGCAAACAGCCTATAACCCCAACTTGCAACAATACCAAATGGGGCCAGCAGAACGTGTTCGCACCCAAAGCTTTGCTCGCCCCGGCGCAGCAGAAGCCTATATGTCTCCCTACATGCAAAATGTGGTGGACATCCAGCAACGTGAAGCTCAACGGCAAGGGGATATTGCTCGCACAGGTCGCGGGGCTCAGGCTGTAGGCGCAGGTGCGTTTGGCGGATCTCGTCAGGCCATCATGGAGGCCGAAGCTGCCCGCAATCTTGCTCAACAAAAAGGCGACATTCAAGCGCAGGGACTTCAGTCGGCCTACGGCCAAGCCCAGCAGCAATTTAATGCCGAACAGCAAGCGCGTTTGCAAGCTCAACAAGCCAACCAACAAGCTGGTATTACTGTTGGCGGGCAAAACCTTGGCGCTGCGCTTGGTGTTCAACAACTTGGCGCTCAAACGGGTCTACAAACTGCCCTTTCCAATTTAAGCAGCCAACAACAAGCAAACGTACAAAACCAAGCAGCCAGAAATCAAGCTATGGGCATGAATGCCCAGCAAGCGATGCAAGCGGCTTTGGCGAATCAACAAATGGGTTTCAACGTTGGCTCGCAGAACCTTGCGGCCAACCTTGGAGTCCAGCAATTGGGTGCAGGGCAAGACCTGCAATCTCAACTTGCCAATCAACAGGCTTTCCAACAAGCACAACAAGCTGGAGAGCAATCACGTCAGTTTGGCGCTGGCCAAGGTCTTCAAGCTGCGGGTCTCGGCGCTCAGTATGGTCAAGCCGCCCAACAGTTGGGTGAGCAGTCTCGTCAGTACGGCGCGGGCTTGGGGATGCAGGGGCTTCAAACCGCTTTGCAATCCGCCGGACAGCTTGGTCAGCTTGGCGGTCAGCAGTTCCAGCAAGGTATGGACATCAACAAGTTGCGCTCTGCTTACGGCGGAATGGAACAAGGGCAGCGCCAAAGAGATGCGGACATTGCGTATCAAAACTTTGTTAATCAACAAAGCCACCCGTACAAGCAAGTGGGTTTTTACTCCGACTTGTTGCGTGGTACGCCTACTGGCTCTTCAAGCGTTACCAACATGTATCAGCCTCAAGGTTCTGGTTTGCAAGATGCAGCCGGGGTAGCTATGGGCATGTACGGTCTGAGCAAGTACATGGCTGAAGGTGGCGTGACCAGTCAAGGTAACGTAGAAAGCATTATTGACAAGCTTGGCCCAGATCAGTTGCAGCAAGCTCGTGAAAATGCCTTGGACCGCCGGGATATGGACACCGTAGCTGCAATTGACGAGCGTTTGGCTGAGCTTGCTCAGTCTAAGTCTATGTATGCGGGTCTTGGCGGCGCGTTTGACCAAATCCCAGAAGATCGCCAAGAAGCAATGATGGCGGGCGGCGGTATTGTTGCGTTTGCTAATGGTGGTTCTTATTTAGACCAAGCCGAAAAATCACGCGCAGAACAACTTGCTTATATAGATCAAGCAACCACAATGCCTACTCCAGAAGACCGGAGAAAAGATATTGTGGCGCAACGGGACATGATCAAAGGCTTGTACGAACCAAGCGTTTTACCTAAGTATCTGGAAGAGACAAAGGCTGAGCGTGCCAACCTTGGCAAGAACATGGATGAGGCTAGAGGTCTTGGCGCTCTACTGGCTGCTGCGGAAATGATTGGCGCTAGAAACTTCCGCGAGGGAGCCAAGGCTTCTACTAAGGCATTTGTTGGTGAAGTAAGTCGTGTTGCTAAAGAGAACAAAGAAGCAGACCGCTTGCTCCGTCAGTCTGAGATTCAGCTTGCCACAGCAAGCGAGTTGTACAACAACGGTATGACTGATAAGGCAATTGCCGAAGCTGATAAGGGGCGCTCCGCAAAAGCAAGAGCCGCTGAACTTAAAGCTGGCGTTGCTGGTGACACAGCCAAGATGTACTCACAACTTCAAAATACACAGCTTGGTAAGGATGCCACTATTGCGGCGGCAAACATCAGCGCCAAAGCTCATCGTGATACGGCCAACAAACCCGGCCAGTTGGAGCGTATGGTTTCTGACTACGAGCAACGCCTCGGTAGAAAGCTCACGGCTGAGGAATACGTGAAAGCTACGGAGAAAATGGGCGCTGCTTCGTATGGTGCAAAATACACCGGCCCGGACACCACGTTTACAAATTCTGCAAAGTTCCAGAAAGACCTTGCGGATCGTACAAAAATGTTGCAGTTACAAAAGAGTATGCCCAACAAAACACAGGCAGAAATAGACGCAATAGATTCACAGATAGAAGCAGAGCGCCAAAAATTGGTGGAAGAGTATCGGGCTACCATAGCTTCTGGTGTTACATCAAAAGCCGCCCCCGAAGCTGCTCCAGCAGCCGCGCCCAAAGGTCCACGTCCGGGTACGATACAGGATGGCTACCGTTACAAAGGCGGTGATCCAGCAAATCCAACCAGTTGGGAAAAGGTGTAAAAGATGGCTACTGGGCCTTGGGATCAATACAAATCAGGCCCAACCAAAGGGCCTTGGGATCAGTACGCCGCTGCGCAAGAACAAGAACAAGTCGCGACGCAAAAACCTGAAACAGCACAAGAATCTACTTCAAATCCGTTTGCGGGGATGATTGGTCAAGCTGCGTCTTTAACTGGTGCCGGTATTGAAGCAGTTGCAGAAGTTGCCGAGCGAGTCGGCGACAAATTGGAATTGGCTGTGCCATTGTCAGACATAAGCCCAGAAGACATTAAGAGCAAAAAACAACTTCAGCCTTTGTTTGACTGGGCAAAGTCGTTAAAGGATTTTGACGAAAGCATTGGCTACCAACCAAGCACACAACTTAAAGATTTAGGTACTAACCCACTTAACGCCGTTCCTTTTATCGCCGAGCGTGTAATTACGTCTGCCCCTGACATGGTCGCCGCAGTTGCTGTTTTACCAGCATATGTAATGGCGCGAACAAAACAAATCTTGGACGAGCGTGTTAAGAACGACGAAAAAACGCTTGACGACGCTACTGTTGGCGATGTAACTGCTGCGGCTACTGCCGCTGTCATTGAGTCCACACTTGAACGCTTCGCCACCAAAGGTTTGTTTAAACCTACTACCGCTAAAACAGGTACAGGTAGGGTCGCCAAAGAAACAGGTATTCAAGCGGGCACTGAAGTTGCTGAAGAAGAAGCGGCTTATCTTGGCGAAGCTGCGGGCACAAAGAAAGGGCTGAGCGGGGAAGAAGCTCTGACTCGCGGCGCTGAAGCAGCAATTGTTGGTGGTGGCCTCGGCGCTACTGTGCAAGGCACAAAAGAACTTCTTGCACCAAAGACGCCGCCCACTACCGAACAAGAACGCCAAACAATCCTAGACACTTTGGCAGGCGACATGCAGGAGCCAGCCGATTTGTTTGCGGATCAAGAAGGCCAGCAAGCTGCACCAAAATCTCAAGTTGATCGCTACAAGCAGCGTGCTGATGAAGCGTTGCGGACTTCTGCGCAATCTGCGAAGTATGGTGACGTTGATCAAACATTACCGTCCTCCAACGAGCCACCCGGTTTGTTTACAGATGTAGACACCGGCGCTGCAACCACCGCAACATCAAGCGCCCCTGCTGTTCGTGCACCAGCAGCCCCCGCTCAGTCACTTGAAGCCTACAGCGATTTCGTACGGCAGTACACAGAATTGCGGGATGAGTACAACTCTCTGCCATCTGGCCAGATAGATCAAGCGGGCATGAACTTGCGTAAGACCATCCAGAAAAATCTGGCTGAAGTCGTTGACGCCAACATGGGTTTGATCCGCAGCAAAGGTGTGGCCAATCAACTTAAGAACCCTGTGTTTGATGGTTCGCAAGTATTGGCTCGACTTGAGCCAAATGTCGGCCAACCCCGTGCTATGCAAGGGAACTTGTTTGGTACGTTCCAAGCTGCCACCCGCCTCGCAACAAACGCTATGGCTTTGTCGGGCCAAAACCCAGATGGCGCAATCCAAGAATTGGAAAACAAACGCGCTCGTATGCAGGAAAAGGTTGACTCGGGCGGTTATACCGACGCAGAAGTTATCAGCAGACGTCCTGCTGGTATGACATCTGGCCAAGCACTTAAAAACAGAGATTCAATCCTCCAACGTCTTCTACAAGAAACAAACGCTGAGATTGACCACGCAATCGACATTGTGCAAAAGCGTACGGGCCAGCCTCGCGCTATGCAGGGTAAATTGTTTGGCCAACCAGAAGGCCAGCCTGACGTTGGTACAGAGAAGGCCGAAAATATTGAAGACGTGTTTAACGCTGCAAACGCAGCTGAATTGAACAAGTCTCGTATGCGGGCAACAGAAAAATCCAAAAAAATTGAAGCTGCTAACAGGGGCCGCAACCAGCAAGCTGGGGCTTCAATGACTGCAAGCGAACGTGTTGCGCTCTTTAAGTCTGAGAGAAAGCGCGTTGAAGGTGAACTTGCAAAAGCCCGCGCTGAATTGACGCGGCTGCAAAGTCTCGCCGCCCGCCCTGCTGGTGAGATAGGGTATAGGCCCACATCTGAAGATATTCGTGCGGTGACTGACACCATCAACGGGTACGAAAGAACTTTGCAAGGCGTGCGTGAGCAGCTCCAAGATGCAGAAGCCGATTTTGATAACGGCATAGAAACGCCTACTCCACGTCAGCGGCAGGAGATTCAGCGCGTAGATTTGACGGCTGAACAAGAGCAGTTGTTTGATACAGAAAATTTTGAGGATAACGCCGTAGAAGTAACCGAGCGTAAGGCAGCGCCAATAGTAGATGAGCGCGGTGCAATAGTGCCATCCTCTAAAAAAGGAGAGAACCCAATTGCATCTGCCGGGTTTAAAACTCTTGATGAAGACAACAACATATCTGACAATCTTGTGGGCGCAACTTTTATTACCGGTATGGATGTATCGGCAAGAAACAAAGGCGCTGGTACAAGACTTTTAAACGCAATTACAAACTGGGCTGATACAAATGGCAAGACGTTGGTTCTTGTCCCTTCTGCAAATCCAGACCCTGAGTTGGGTGGGTTATCCCAAAAACAATTAAAGGCTTGGTATGCACGCAATGGATTTGAAGACCGTGTAGATTACATGGTTAGAGTTCCTACTGAAGAAAGAACTCAAGAAACCGAAAAAATCCAAGAAACTAAACCCGCTGAGATTGTCCGCGAAGGTAAAAAGCCACCAGAGAAATCTGTAAAAGCCCCTGCTACAGACACAGAACACATTGTGCAGACAGAAGAGGGCGGCAAGATCAAAGGTTTCTTTGACTCCATCCTGCCTGCATCGAGCTCTCCTGCGGAGCAGGAACGTCACGGTAATTCAAAGAACACCGCTGCTGAAACCATGCTGGAGTTTGATATTGCCCGACCGGGCGAGACAACCAGCGCTGGTTCACAGAAGATGCTCGACTACCTTGCCCGCCGTGTGGGTGGCCAAGAGAAACTAAACAAACTTCTGGCTGCGTTGCAAAATGCGTCGCCCGATGAACAATCGCGCCTACTTAAAAACGCAGGGCTCCCAGACCTCACCACCCGCCGTGGTATGGATGAGTTCAGTTCGCAGGTGCAGGAATATGTTGACCAGATGGTGGCCACAGGTGAAGGCCCGCTGTACAACATAAGAACAAGCAAGATGCGTCCGTCCCAAGTTACTGGGACAAAGCTGCCGTACCAAGAAACTATCACCACTGCTGTTACGGTTACACAAAGATACGACACACCTCTTGGTGAAAAGCCACGACGTCCAAGTCAAGGTATCAAAGAAATAGTTCGTGACATCAACGACAATAAGCTGCGTGCGGCTGCATTGGTCCTCAAGCAGATGACTGGGAAGATTTCTCCCCAAGCGCAGGCTGCTATTACATACCTGACCAACCTGAACCGTTCCACATTTGGGGATGCACTCAGGGATTTGGCGTTCGATCTTGCGTACTTTGAGCTTGACCCTAAATATTACGGTGCAGGTTCTACGTTCTACAAAGAAGGCGGTAAGTACGCACAAGACTTCCGTGCATGGATTGAAACCAATCTTGATGCAAGCACAGTTGCGTTACTTGATGAGTTGATTGCGGAACACAAACAAAACGCAGCAGAAGCTGAAAAGTTTGAGAACGCCATAACTGCTTACAACCAACTGTTAGAAATTGCGGCGGAAAAAAATCGCAAGAAAGCTGAAGGGCAAGGGGCCAAGTTGCCCAAAGCACCACGCAGGAAGAGAACCGCCAAAGAACGTCTTGCCACTATGCAAGAGGAAGCGGAGACTGAAGCAGGTGAAGGCGAAGAAACTTTAGAGCCGTTTACAGAAGCAGACACAAGGAACTTACCCACTGTTGAGATGCTTACTGAAGTGCATCCAGCCATCCGTCGATTGCTGATGGACGGTGATACACACGGCGCTCTTGAACTTCTTGCGCAAGTAAAAAACAACAAGTACTACGCTGAATTGGCTCAACGCATCCTCGACACCGGCTTTACAGCTGAGACACGGTTGATTGACCCCGACACTATAAAGTCGTTGTCTAACGACCCGAAAGTAACTGAGTCTTTGAACGAGCGGTTAGATGCTCTGCGTGATTTGGTTGAAACTTTGTTCCCGCAAGAACAGCAAGCTTCCATCATCAGCGATTTGAAATCCGGCAAGTTGCGTAATCTTTTATACGCGCTTGAAACCATGCAGGGCACGTTGGAGAAAAACGGTGGGACTGAGTCCAACCAGCAGCTCCTTGATAGCGTAATAGACTTGGTGAACCGCGAGTTTGTATGGATCGGTAAGTACGAACCAGCCAGCGACATAATCGTCATGCGCCAAGGCGTGGGCCAACTTACGAACCACTTGTTGTTGCATGAGAGCTTGCACGCCGCTGCATCTCATCTGTTGGACAACCCTAATCGGTTGGTTGGGATTCAACGCCAAGGTTATGACCGCCTCAATGAGTTGTTCCAGTACTCCAAGGGTTTGCTGGAACAGAAGGGCATAACTTCAGACACCGTGTATGGTCTGCAAGATTTGCATGAGTTTGTTTCTGAGGCAATGACAAACCCAGAGTTGCAAGCGTTGCTGCGTTCTATTCGGTACAAAGCTGCACCGTTCTCTTTGTGGAATCGCTTCACTGACTCTGTAAGCAAACTGTTCAACGTAAAACCCGGCGAGCCAAGCAACGTCATGGTAGAGGTCATGTTTGCTGCTGATGCAATGATGGCCGGTACGATGTCCTTGGAGGGTATGCAAGGGTCAAGCACTCCAAGAGCGATGGCCACAAAAGGCCCACGCCGACGCACAACTGTGCCACCCGGTATGCCAAACCAGCCTTCGACAATTCGTCGCTGGATGATGGCCGATACGTGGACATCAGGAAAGATGCGAGAGATTCGCAGTATGAACGCAGGGGCGCGTAAAGCGTATCTCGGCATGTTGACATTGCGCCAGATCAATGATTTGGTTGGCGGACGTATCGGGCAGATTGGCAACTTCATCAATGTGACTGAGAAGTTCCTCGCCCGCAAGTCTCAGATATTGAAAGAGTCGGGCGATATTGCCCAGAAGTGGGAACGTCTGCAAGCTGCTGACCCTGAGATGTCTCGTAAGCTCGGTGTAGTGATGCACAGCGCAACCATTCTTGAGATCGACCCAGACAAAGCTACGTTGGCCCAGCGTACAAACAACGCCAAATTGATGAACGACTGGAGGGCATTGAATCCTGAAGCCAAGACAATTTACCGTGAGGTGCGGAATTTCTACGAACGCAGATACAGCCAATACAAGCGTTTGATGAACCGTCGCATTATTCAAATGCGGCAGTTGGGTGTGTCCGAAGCTACGATCACAGAGATTCGTAACGAATTTGAGAAGGGTAAGCGGGCTGGTCCTTATTTCCCTCTGATGCGTTTTGGCCGCTTTTGGTATCAGGTGGGCAAAGGTCAGAACCGTGAATACTACATGTTTGAGTCTGAGGCAGCCCGTGATATGCACCGGGATGAACGGTTGAAACGCGACCCACATTTGGGTTCCACCATTGGCCAGAACATTGGTAACGACTATCAACAGCAGATGGACTTCCATGCGCGTGAGTCTGCGTTCTTGAAGTCTGCGTTTGCTGGCGTGGATAGTATGGACATGACTGGGCTTACACCAGCCGAGGCAGACAAACGCCGCACTGAGTTGAAGGACAACCTGTATCAGACATATCTGGCCAATCAGCCAGACCGCAGTATGCGCAACGCCTTTGTACACCGCAACAGTATTGCCGGTTACTCAGAGGATGCGCTGCGTAGCTTTGCGTCGTCATCATTCAGTATGGCATACCAGATGTCACGGTTTGAATATTCTCCAGAAATGTTCTCACAGCTGGACGCCGCTCGCGCACAGATTAAAGGTCGTTTCACCCCCGGCGCGGCTTTTGACCCTGCGCTTGTGAGAGAAAACGATGAGTTGCGTGACTATGTTGGAGAGATTGACAGGCGTTTGGCGGGGATGTTGAACCCAACCGACACTGGAAAATGGGTGTCGTACTTTTCAAACATTGGGTTTATCTATTACTTGACGTCTATCGGCTCAGCCGTCGTTAACGTGATGGGCGGCGCAATGATTGGCGTGCCAACGCTCATTGGACAACAAGTCCGTGCAAACCCCAAGATGGGTTACACAGAAGCAACGGCTCGCGTGCTGTACAACACGTCAAAAACAATGGCGCAAATTATGCTCACTGGATTTGATGTGCAGGCGGGCGGGCGCGTTCTGGATTCAAAACTGTTGTCTCCTTCGTTGGATAGATCAAAAAGTTTGTCCGCAGTAGATAGGGCCGCATATAACCGGTTTGTTGCTGATGGACTGATTGATATAACGGCTGCGTATGACCAATCAGGTTTGGCGTCCAGCCCAACCTCTGAATACAACAGCATCCCCAACAAAGCTATGCAAGTTGTAGCTTACGCTTTTCACCACGCAGAGCGGTTCAACCGCGAGATTATTGCAATGTCTGCGTTCCGATCTGCAATGGAGAAACGAGCCAACTATCCAAACCAACAGCAGGCGTTTGCTGAATCAATTGCGGAAGCAAAAGACTTGACCGCCCGCTCTATGTTTGATTACTCCGAGGCCAACAAGCCCCGCTTTTTGCAAAACGCAGTCGCAAAAATTATTCTCCAATTCAAACAGTTTCCACAGCAGATGACTTGGTTCTTGGCAAACAGCGCTTGGAATTCGTTTGGTAATTTGCCAGAAGCAGAAAAACGTGAAGCCCGCGCCCGGTTTGTTGGCACGATGGGTATGGCGGCTATCTTCTCTGGAGTCACTGGTCTCTGGGGATTCTCAACTGTGGCTGCTATCGTTAACGCCGTAGCCCAAGCAACAGCGGGTGACGACGATGAGCCGTTTGATTTTGAGCTTGAGTTTGCAAACTGGGCGGTCAATACGTTTGGTAAGAACATGGGTACTATGCTGTCACGCGGTATGGGTAACGCTGCTGGTATTGATCTGCACAGCCGTTTGTCTTTAGATGGTATGTGGTTCCGTGATGGTCGCCAAAACCAAGATGCCGTAAGCGCGGTTGAGTCTTATATGGTTGGATTACTTGGGCCAACGGTTGGTGGTCTCCCCGTGACTGCTGCTCGTGTATATGACCTGTACAACAAAGGTCATGGAGATCGTGCGCTTGAAGCCGCGCTACCCGGATTTGCTAAGCAACCTATGATTGCTTACAGGTATTCGCAGGAGGGCGCAAAAACTTTGCAAGGTGACATCATGAAGAAGGAGTTCACTCCTTTTGAATTGATGATGCAGTCTTTAGGTATCCGGCCCGCTGACCTTGCAGAAATCCAATTCCGTAACATCAAAGTCAAAGGCCAAGAGCAAGCAATCATAAAGAAACGTCAAAACATGTTGAACATTTTTGCATTGACTTTCATGGCCAATGACCCCAAAGGTAATCAGGAAGCCTTTGACAAGATCATGAAGTTCAACAAGAAATACCCGTCAATGGCTATTGATGCTGATGGAATGATTAACTCCATAGCTGGCAAACTGGAGAAGTCTGCACAAACTGATCACGGTTTGTATGTAGACCCCAAACTGCAATACTTGTTTAAGGACACATATATTAAGAAGCTGACTGAGAAAGAGCCAGAGGGCCCGTGGAACAAATACAAAACGCCTGCAATGGAAACCGCCGAAGAATAAAAAACGCCCCGCTTTTTACGGCGGGGCTAAGATCAAAGGAGAGAGCAACTACAAGTTGCGCTTTGATTGTACGCGCTTAACCCGCCACACGCGCAAACCCCTCACTCCATCTTCTATTACTAACTTAATGATTGTCGCGTAGCCCAGACGTTTCATCTTTTGTTCTACACGCTCACGGGCTTTTACATCATCTAGGCACGGGACAAAGAACGAACTCCCGATTCTGAACTTGTCCCACGCCAGTTGATATGTGACCCCATCAATCTTCATCGCCCTGAGTGGCAAAGTTAAAGTCAACGCCCAGCAAATCTGAATCAAACTCTAAAGCTACAACAGGTGGAGCGCTGATGTCCGTGCCAATATCCAACCGGGTGCGAACTTCCGCAATGAAGGCTCCGGTCTTGTTCAAGCCAGACAGCAGGTCGTTGAACGTGACTTGTTTGAGAACGCAGAAGTTTTTCAACTCCTGACGGATGATGTATATACGGCGCGTATCTGGCTCGTGTCTCACAACCAACGGGCCACGGGGCATAACCAGCGGAGTGGAAGCAATACCAGACTTGGAGCTGCTGAACTTGTTTACCACCAGAATGTTCAAGTTGTGCTTCAAAAGAAACTCGCCCACCACGGTGGCGTAATCGTTGAACGACAGCTTGGTGGCAGTCTGCATCTCTGAAACTTCAGCCACTGCCCAATCAAACACGCGCTTGTGGTTGATCTCATGTAGGCCAAGCTTGCTGGCTATCAACGCGCCCGTCAGGTTGGCCCCTGCCATTGCTGACCAAAACCTCTCCCGTGTATCAATGTTGACCGCCTTGTCAAACCGAGCCTGTACCTTCAACGCTGTGTCCACCACCTCTTCCAGATTCTGTACAAGGTACTGTGCATATGGCTGGCCAGCCAGCCCGTAGTTGCTGTTCAGTCGGCCAAAGATATGCTTGGCCGTGGCTTTGTCTAGGTTGTTGGTTGGGTCAATCTTGTACTGCATCAACCGCATCAACTCACCCTCGGACGTGGACTTCAAGGACTCCAGCTTGTCGGTCATACTGGAGTTGGACGTGGCCACCATCATGGTCGCCCAGAATCCTTGGGACTCACGCTCTTCGTTTGTGGACGCTTTCATGCGGCGGCGCGGAGCACCTTGGGTTACGCTGTAGGCCATGTCGGAGAAGTCGTCGCCGCTCATCTTGGTGATCTCGTCCACCCCCAGCGGCAGGTTACACATCACGGCCATGCGATGCAGCTTCACGTTCAGCGTATCCCGCCATTGAATCATCAGCTCGTCGGGGTGTCCCCACACGCTGTTCATAACCTGAAGTATGGTTGACTTGCCTGTTCCAGATTTATTATTTATAAGGTTAATGATGCCGCCCTTGACGCCCATGAACTTGATGAGGGGCGCACCAAACGCTGAGAACACGGCGAAGGCGTGGGGCTCAAACCCGGGCATGTTGTAGACGTTGATGATTTCCTTCCACTCATCGAGCGACCCAATCGGGCGCAGGGCATGGGCAATGTCCCTCGTTGCCTTGGATGGTGGGCTGTACTTCACATAGCTTGCCCCAATCTCCCTGTTACCCAGAATGAACTTCTCGTCGTCATCGGCCCAACCAAATTGCAATCTCATCATCTCCACCTCTTGTGAAACTTGTAGTTCTTTTGCACACTGCATCAGGTAATCCAGAATTGATGCCATCTGAGTAGCTCCAGCAATAATCCCGTGGAAGGACACTACCTTGCGTAACTCGTCCTTACTCAGCGCATCTACCAGCGGCACAGGGAATTCCTTGGCTCCGTCCCTAGGGAGAACCCTACGTATCAGGATGGTCTCGCCCAGTGCGGGGTCATACATACGCTTGGTGACGAATAGGTCGTACTCGTAGATGAGGGCAACTGCTGGCCCATCGCCTTCCTCGTTCTCTTCCTTCAGATGTTTGTAGATGCCGCCGTTCTTCCCACGAAAGTAACGATTTGGTAGCTTTGGTACTACAAATTCAACGGGCTGTGGGTCGATGCTTGTGGTCTGGTACTCAATAACATCGCCTTCTTCTGATTTGGCGATCTCATGGCCAAGCACAATGGGCGATTTGATCTTGCCTCGGTGCGGGCAGTTACCACACACGCCGGGGACAAACGAGTCAAACGTGTCGCAGGTGTATGGGCCTTTGATCTGGCTGGCCTTGCGCTCAGTGGCCCGGGCGCTGTACCCCGGGTGATTCTTGGAAATCATGTGAATCGCCTTGTCGCGGTCTACGCAATGCTGAGCGATGGACAGCCCGGCCCGCCACAGCGGTTCTTCGGCGTTTTCCTGATCTTCAATCAACAGCTTGAGCTGCTCACAGCCTTGGCCGTCAGCAGTCTTCTTCATGATGGTGCGAAACCGTGACTGCTTATTACCAATAACAGCTTTTGTGAAGTCGTCTAATTCCTTGGCGGCATATGGTTTCTTGGCGTCAACCAGCGGGCCCATGAGCGCGGCAAAGTCATCAAACGCTATCGGCTCAGACAGGTGCATAAGGACAACGTCATGCGGTGGCGTGTCCTTGAAGTTTTTTGTTCCCGGAATACGCAACACCCTTGCGGCATCCGCTGGTACGGCGGGGTCAACAATAAACTTGTGCTCAAGGCATTTGGCCTTGAATGTCTCGGCCACGGGTAGCCACTTGTCTTTGGGTACAGCCTCGGTCAGCGGCCAGTAGACATGCCAGCCCCGGCCAGAATTCACAATGGTTGGGCGTGGGAGCTTGAGCGTCTTGCACAAGTCCTTGAGTGCTTGCAACCCAGTTGGCTGGTCAATGTAACCCCTGATACGCCCACGCTTGTCAGGCTTGGCTTTATCCTCGCCGCAGTCGATATCCAAGAAAAACGACTGTAAGGAACCGCAATTGGATGCGTCTCGGTTTTCATCAGTAATGAACTTACCGCACCCAAAGAATACATCTACGCCGCTGGCCACCAGATGGTCGGCTTGTGCTTCTACTTCTTCTATTGTTTCGTGGTGGGTCTGTGAATAGTGTGAGCCATTCTTCAAACCAAGTACGCAGTAGAACCCTTCTTCTGAAGGGACAACTGCTTCAAGCAAACGAACATCCGCCATATTGTGTCCAAGCACGTCAAGAGAAAGGGGGGCAACGGGGGCTGACGGATACCCCGTTCGCTCCGTCGAGCTAGTCGCCCCCCGAAACGGTTTACTTCAAGTTCAAAAAAGTGGAGATGTGTTTCTGGTGATCTGTGCTGGGTGTATGAGTTCCGGAGAACCAGTTGTACACCGTCTGCCTAGTCACATTGAAAAGCACCATGACATCAGTAACAGGGACATCGTGGGAGATGCAGTATCTTCCCAGACGAACACCTAAGTTCTTTATGCTTGCCGCTTTGTTGAGTTGAGCAACTCTCTGGCTGTACCCAATCATTTGTCGTCATCGCCCCACTCATCAACCATTGCAGACAGATTCTGCTTTGGTTTGGCCTCAGGTGCTTTCTTCTTCTCGACGCGCACAGTGGGCTCTTTAACTTCCTCGGTATCCTGCGCGTGCGCGGCGGCGGCAGAACCAGCAGGTGCAACCAGCTTTGGGATGGCAGGGGTTTCAGACTTCTTGGTGAAGTTCATCTTGCCCGCATTGATGGCAACCTGAGTCTGGCCTTGGGCTACCGCAACTTGATACGTGGGTTTATCAAGGAACTCGGAGTTGCTGAACACCAACTTGGGGAAGTCGCTGTCAGTGTCAAAGGTCAGGCGGGTGGCCAGCATGTTCAGGTTGTAGCCAGAACTCGCAACGTACTTGGCGTATTGCAGGAACGGCATATGATCAACATCGCCTGTGCCAAAGATACTCTTCTGGGGCAAGATCAATTGGAAAATGTCGCCGCCCACGTTGTTGCGCAGGACAACACCCAGACGCCATGAGTAGCGGCAAGCCGCACGACCGGGGCCACCAGCACCTTTGATTGCTTGGGGGCAGTCTTTACAGATGGACGCTTGTGGGTTCTCAACATCTGCATCGGGGCGTTCGCCATTGCTCGACCAGCAATCAGGGATTGAGGTCTCTTCGGAGTTGTACTCGGCGGCATAGTATGACTTCTGAACGCTTTTGCTACCGCTGACAATCACAACGTCCATGTGTGGGTCAGTGTTCTTGGCGATCTCTTTGCCGCCGTCAACCAGACGGAAGACACGCCCGCGCAGAGTGATACGTTTGACGCTACCGCCAGAAGAAGTGAAGGCTTTGGTAAAGTCGTCCAACTCTACGTTTTGCAGGTGGGCAGGGAGGTTCTCGTTAAATGTTGTGATGTTGCTCATTTTCTTTCCTTAGATTGCGGGTTTGCGTTTTACAGTGACAGCGTAACGGCTATCGACGTTGAGCCCCTCTGGGTACTCGTCTGGATGTTCTTCCAGAAAATCTTTCATGTTGGTATCGTGGATGCGTTTGTGAAGCACTCCGTACGCTTTGTATTTATCAACCAGACGATACACAGCTTCCCAATTTGTTGGGTTGTATCGGCTGGATACGCGCTTGATTATGATTGCCCGATCAGTGGACATGCTGCTTGTCTCAGCCTTGTTCATGATCTGAATCAGCTTGTACTCTATTTCGGCAAGTTGATCAGCAAACACTTTGTCTGCATCATCAAACTTTTCTTTGAGTAGTTCACGCTCAGTTCTCACCCGAATATATTCAGCGGACAAGTCGTCTACTGATTCGGTGGTAGCTACGCTCTCTTCCATTTGAAGCTCCTTTAGTTGTTGTGGGATTTATTATATGGCCTCTACTAGACTTTGTCAAGTATCTGCCAATTCTTTTTTGTAAAGATCGACCACTTTTTCGTGGTTCGTTATGTTGCTCTGTAACATGGTGTATAGCTTGCGCTCGATGGGGCTCCCTTCGATGTGCACTATGGTCATGTTGTTGCGCTGGCCCGGGCGATTGATACGGGCGTTGGCTTGCAGATACGTCTCTGTGGACGTGACAGGAGCGTACCAGATCACGACATTTGCCGCCGTCAGGGTAACCCCGTGTGCCGCCGCTTGTGGCTGTATCACAAGCACTCTTGGGTCTTTTGACTCTTGGAAGCTCTTGAATATCCTTGTACGCGCTTGTACGGGAACATCGCCATTGATCACTTCACAAGTAATACCTTCCTTTGTAAGGTACTCGCTCAGTAATGTTATGGTGTGTTTGAATGGGGCAAACACCAGAACTTTATGGCTGGCCTCTTCAATCACTTCTTTCACAGCATTTAGCCGGTTGGACACGTCAAATTGAACAACTGCGCCCGTGTCGCTGTAAACCGCCCCGCAGGAAATCTGGAGCAGCTTGTTCATCTTTGCCGCAGCATTGACCGAACTGACTTCTTCGCCCGCCGCCTCAAGCAACATCTGATCTTTGAGCATCTTGTAATACTTACTCTGAGATGGTGTTAGTGGTGCGTAGCGGCTGGTGTGAATGACATCAGGTAAATCAAGGCATTCTTCCTTGGTAAACCGGATCGCTGGCTGAAGCATGTCAAACACGATCTGCTCTGCGTGTGGGCGTGGAATCCAGCGGTACATGCTCATCTGTTGCATGACAGACTCGCGGTAGTCACCGAAGAACCTTGGTGCTCTCTGGGGGGCACACAACCGGCCAAGCCCGTACGCATCAAGCGGAGACTGAGAAGCAGGTGTGCCCGTCAATAACCACAAGCGGGTGTTCAATGGGGAAAACGACAAATTCACCAATTTGTTCATGAGTTTCCAGCGTTTGGTCTGGACGTTCTTGTACGCGTTGGCTTCGTCGATGACAATCAAATCAAAGCTACCGTTGTTCAGCAACTCGTCTGCAATGGTTGTCAATCCGTCGTAGTTGATGATTACAAACTGGGCTTTGCTCTTGATGATCTTCGCCCGCTTCTTGGCATCCCCATACGCCACATCTACAGATCGGTGCACAGCAAACTTGAACAAGTCAGCTTGCCATGCAGACTGCATGATTGATAACGGGCACACAATCAAAACACGTTTGACAATACCCGCATTCATTAGTTGGTCAGCGGCCCAAATCACTGAGGCTGTCTTACCTGTGCCCTGCTCGTTGAAGCAAAAGGCGCGGTGGTTGGCCACGAGGAAGGATGCTGTTGCTCTCTGATGATCAAAAGGCTCAAACCCCATAGGGCGCGGCCATGTGTATTCTTGCATTTTTTATTTCATTGATGAATCGGGGTTTCGTTTGAACGACCGATTTTTGCTGGGGGGTTCGAGTCTGACTCCGTCTTTGTTTGACCCGCCTTTAGATAAAGCTTTGACGTGTGCAACATCTTTTCCGTTGCGGTCAACGCCCTTGGCGTCAAGTTTTCTTCGGGCTCGTTGGCGCTCCATCCGGTCAGGCAACTCACCTCTTTGCTTTTGCTGTTCATATTCTTTTTTGTAGGGTCTGGATTTGTTCACGTAGGGCATTTTGTTTCTCCATGATGTGAATGATTGAAACGCGAGCTATACGAAGCTCCACAATGGCCAAGTTTATTTGATCTATCGCTGGATTGAAATCCTCTTGTAGCAACAAATCGTGCGATGTTTTCATCGCCCGCTCTGCCATCATCAAAGGGCGAGCGTAATCAATTAGTTCTGTCATTTTGTACCTTCTTATTTCTGCTTTCTCGTAAAAGCTTTCGCACCCATTTGCTCTTGCCAAGTTTTACGTATTCCTCATACTCACTCGGAGTTAAACGAACGCCTATGGTTTTGCCGTTCTTGGTTAACTCACTTTTTGGTCTAGGCATTGGTGTTGTTCTCCCACTACGCGGTTTAGAAAAAGCATTTTGCACTCTGTGCATCTCCACAGGTCGCCTTCAACCACTATGGTTCGCTTCTCTGCGTGTTGCCCACGCACCTTCCCAAAGAATGTTCTGATCTTCTCAAGCATTTTGGTTCTCCCATCTTCTGCACAAATCTTTCACGGTCTGACTCTTTCTCTTACCCTTGCACACGTTGCTGATTGACTTCTGCTTGGCTTTTATCTGCAACTGCGCTGGGGTCAGGGGCTTTACTGGTTCTGCTGTAGCTGGAAACAAACCTGTCACGCCCAGCCAACAGCACACGGCGGCGACAAGAAGTCGGTCAAATATCATATAGCTACCTCCTTTTCATTTTTACTCTTGATGGGCCTTTGGTCACCCCCCAATCTGTAGCTTGATTGCGATTGCTTTTGTTTAGGGCGCTCATTGCATTGCGCTTTCGGTTTGAGTTATGTGATCGCCGTTCAGCCGCCAGTTCAAGGTCGTTGTTGGTGTTTTGAGTAGTCGTTGTGTACTTGGATGTTTGCAGCTTCTTCAGCAACAACACATCTTTCTCGGGCGGCTGTTCCCACAGGCGATTACTTATTTTCTCCAAATACGCCGCCATGTAAGCTCTTGCTGGAAGCTTCCAAGGTACGCCTGCACTTGGTAAGCGTAACAAAGGAGGATCAACATCATTTGTTTTCTTCCCAGTAACACTGGTGAACATTTGGAAGGCGTCCAACAGATTGCCGTCGTTACGCCATGTCTTAATAAGGCAGGCGTCCCAATACTCTTGGGGTGTGCTCATACCTACTCTTCCTCCTGATGTTCTTTAAGTCTGCGTTGTAGTCTGCCAATGCGCTCGACGTTGTAGGTGACGATTGACGCCGCATACTCCACAGCACTCTCCGCTTCCAGCTTCTTAATGACGGCCTCACGCATTTCTTTCTCGATGATTTCACTGATGGGCTTTGGCTTCATCAGTTCCTTGATGTACTTGAGCGTTGAATCTTTCCAGCTCATGCTTGCCGCTCCTTCATGCGTTGTATTCTTTCTAATCTTTTGTGATGCGCTGTTGTGTACACGATGTACTCCATGTCTGAACGTACAGCATCCCAGTAAGTACCTTCTGCTCTTGCTGGCTTGTCCATGATTCCACTGTCAGCATCTTGTCGCGCCTTAGCTTCAATGGTTCTCATGCGTGTATCCCCCACAATCTCTTTGGCAGTGTCAATGTCAAAGCTCTGCGGGGTCATTTCTTCAGCCCCCTGATGTAGATTGCAAACGAACTGATGGTGTCCTGACCAAACCCTTGCATCTTCTCGATGTGCTGTGCCACTTCTTCGATGACTTTGTTCCTGTCCATGTTCAGCAGTTTCTCTCTGTCTTGCGTCATCTTGACAATCTCTTGTTTGACTTTGCTGATGCGTTCCAACTCGTTGAACGCTTCATCTTCTTCCGGTGTTGTTGGGACGTCAATCATTTCTTGCCTCCGTTCTGCATCCAGTCAAGTGCATATAAGAACACTGCTATGGCCACACCACCAAGGCCAAGGCCAATAAACAGCACAGCAATCAAAGCCATTACATCCAGCATGGTGACTTCCTTACAGTTTTGAAATGGCGCGTTTGATGTACCAAACGGCTTTCTCTAGGTCTTGTTTTTTGTTCTCTTTGTAGTCTGCTCGGGTGATGTACTTAACCGCATTACCCAAGTGATAGTCCAAACCTTTGGCCTCGATGAAGTCGATGGTCTCGATACCGCCCACTTTGTAGTGGGATGGGTGGTTGACGGGGTCATCTTGTGTAAGTTGTGCCGCCAATGCGTTTTGTGCATCTTCGTCAAGAGCATTTGTATTAATCCAGCGATACACGTACCCGTCCCCTGCTTCTGGTGCGGGTGTTGGGTTGCTCGGCATCTTCCTCTTGATCATGTAGACAACTTGATATGTAGTACCAAACTGCGCCGCCACATCTTTCAATGCCATATCGGGGTGCGCTTTGAGGTGACGACGAATCTTCTCTGCTCTGCTTAGTTTTTTAGCCATTATTTCTCTCCTTGGTTGTGATCGCATGATGTGACTGGACACCAGCCACGGCAGGTAAAGTTGGGCTTCGGGTTCCACATGTCGTTTTCTACGGAAGCCTGAAGTTGACCAACATCTGATATCCAGCTACCCCACAGTTCTTTCTGTGATTCAGCCAAATAAGCAGTCTTTACGAAGTCATCAGCGAACAGGAACATCAAGCCCGCTTTGACTTTCTTTACTTCTGGGAAGTGCTTGAAGATCGCAAGGGACACGATCTCCAGTTGCTTGAGTTCAGCAAACTTGCTCGACTTGCCCGTCTTGTAATCCACAGTCAGGGCGGTGTCGCCTTGCAAGATGATGATGTCTGCAACGCCGCGCCACCACACGTTCTTGTCGAAGAATCCGCATGGCTTCAAATCAGCGGTCAGGCCGAGCTTATTCTCACAAAGTTTCTCCCCGGGCATATCTTTCAGCACCTTAAGGGCTGGCTCAATGTGGTTGTACTTCTCAGGAATGGGGCGACCCTTACCAACGTATTCTTCAGCGATCTTGTGAATCTCATTACCAAAAGTAATAGCCTCGCTCAACGGCTCTTTGATATCCTTCACCACCTTGAGGTGGTAATACTTCTTGGGGCACTGCTGGTACAACGCCAAACTGCTGTACGACCAAGTGATAGGTTTTGCCATTAACAATCTCCATAGTTGCGGGCCATCCCAGACTCGCAATCAAGCGGCAAGGTCAGAGCCCAAGGGGGTGGTGTACGCATACACGCTTCGATGTAAGCCCGAGCTTCGTCAGCCTCGTTCTCTGGTACTACGCAAGCCACAGCGTCATGCACGGTCAGCACAACTCGATAGCGTTTTTCGATTTGAATGATCTGCTCACCAATAATGCAACGGGCAACAGCTTGGCACAGGTTCTCGGCAACCTTACCGCCGTATATCTTGTTTGGTTTATTGCGTGTTTCGTAGGTGAATTGGCCGTTGGTGTTTCGACGCAACTCAGGGTAGTTGAGGTACAGGCCATTGGGTAGGGGGATTCCCGTGAACGGGGAAGTTTCCATGAGTCCAACTGAATCCACCTGCACTGGCTTGTTGGCCACGATAGATGTCAGCACCAAGTTCAAATGGTTCCACCACTCTGCAATACGGCGGTTTACACCACGGTACTGCTTGATGATGAAACGGCAAGTGTCTATATCTAACTCTTTGCCCATGTTGGACAACTGAGCTTGAAACTTCTCCGCGCCCATTCCGTACCCCGCGCCAAGTACGGTTGTTTTCCCAATAAAACGCTGATCCGCAGTAACTTCATGCTCAAAAGTCCCATAGATCGCGGACGCCATGTGCTTATACACGTCGGCTTTTCTACGGAACAACTCCAAGATGTACGTCTCGCCCGCCAGCCACGCCAACACACGCGCTTCAATCTGGGACGAGTCGCAGTCGATAATTACATGGCCCGCTGGGGCAACGATACAGCGCTTGAGCTTGCCGCCCTCAGAGCCACGGCTTGGAAGGTTTTGCAGATTGACCTTGTCAGACCCGCCCCACCGCCCTGTGTGCGCGGCGTAATATTTCAAAGGAATAGGGAGACGATGAAGCGCCCCGCAGATGTGCCCCCTGCGTGATATCTCGATGAACCGCTCTGTCCTTGTCTCTTCCAGCGTTGACTTCGCACCAATACGCGCCGCCACAATAGCTTGCACTGCCTCGTTCGGATGCCCCAACAAATGCAAGAAGTCCTTGTCGCTCTTGGCAAAGGCATATATGAATTTGTCTGGGTTTGCGGGGCTGGGCTTCATTGGTGGCCTCACGCCATATGATTTCAGCAGTTCAGCAAACTTGGCCGAGCTGTTCAAAACTTCTTTCGTTATCCCAGAATCAGTAAACAATTTGTCCTTGCGCTCACGGACCGCTAACAAATGCTCTTCCAATTTCTGCGTATCAAGCTCCAGCAGTGGGTCGCTGAACATCCTGATCGTGATATCTATGAGTCGCTTCTCTTTGGTCGGGAATGTTGCATCGAGTTCTTTAAATAGCTTGTAGGTCAACTCCACATCGTTCTTGCAATACTCACCGTACTGCGCCAACTGTTGTGCCCCAAAGTCCTCTCTTCTCAATCCCTTAGCGTCATTGACTTCAAAGCCCTTTGCACCCAACCCAAAGTGTTCGACCAGCTTGGCCAAACTGCCGCCCACCTGAGTACCCAGCAGAGCCCGAGCCATAGACAGCGTATCCAACCATGCCTTGGGCTTCTGACCAAACACCCATGTCAGGATGGCCGCATCAAACATAGCGTTATGGGCTAACACGAAGTGGTTGTCCCAATCAAAGCCCGCCAGCCATTCAGCGGTCTCATCCATGTCACCCGTGAACCATTCAGCGGGTGCATCGTTCACCTTGACCGCCACGCCCACAACTTGGAATTGTGGGTCGCGAACATATTCCTCTGTCGTTATTTTTGAGAGGCTGTAGTCTGCGGCGTAGTAAGTCTCAAAGTCTATGGTGATCAAGGGCTCGTCCCAATTAATACATTGCGCAAAGCTTTGTTCAATTCCTCATTGACCACGGCGTTCATCTGTTGCTGGTACATACTTTGTTGGGATGGGACTGTGCCGTTCCACATTGCTGTAGTTATGCCTGTCGTTCCTTTTGGCTGTATCACAACTCCAAGTTGGGGTTGGAGATTAAGCACCAACTCCATAGCTTCATTCAAAGCCAAATCCCGCTTGGCGCGGCGATAAGCTCGTTGAAGCATGTAGCGTTCGTAGCGCGAAAAGCCACGCGAGTCGGCAAGGCTATCCAGCTTTCTTAGGTGACTGGCATCAAACTCTCCGTCAAACTTTTCAAGGACGGCTTTAAGTTGATCGGGCAGTGGGTAACGCAGAAGTTTCTCAGTGAATTTCATTCTTGAACACCTCATTCAGAGTTTGAAAAATAGTCGCGCTGTCAATCGCGATCATCACGTCCTTGAGATGATCAAGGTTGCCCTCGTTTATCACAAGGGCCGCGCCTCCCGCGCCGCGAATACGCTGGAGTTCACGATCTTGCAAGGCTGTGGTTTTTCCCTTGCCCGCTTTGCATTCGATGGCTACAAAGTAGCCATGAGCGCAGACTATGATGTCTGGTATACCTGCACGGCCTAAACCGTTTGAGGCTGGGAAGAAGTAGTATGCGTCATGCTGTTTCAGTATTTCAACGCATTGATTTTTTACTTTTCTCTCTGGGGTCAAGGCCATTATTCTCTCCTGTATGGCCTCTAATATAGGGGTGGCTTTAGACTTTGTCAAGTCTTTTTTGTAGGGGTATCCACTATACACCGAACAAAGCGACATCGTGTCGGTTTGTTCAGGCAAAAAAAGACCCGCACATAGGCGGGTCGTAAAGGGTGTAGCTGTTAAGTTATATGACGATGTGGAAATTAGTGTCGTTGTATCTAAAGCCTACATCACGCACTACCTCTCCGTCTTGCATAAGCTGTAGTACAGCTAAGCGGTTCTGCCATGTCTCAGACAGTTGGTCAAACTCCATAACTTCTATGTTGTCTGTTTGCTTGTCTTTGTACAAGTACAGCCCGTTGTGTATACACACAGTCGTCATTCCGTCGTTGGCCAAAAGCTGCTCCATCTCCATCGCTAACTCATACTGAGCCATGTGCTCCTCGTACTTGGGCGACTCAAAGATATCTCTGACCGGCCTGTTTATGCCGTCAGGTATGGGCAAGTTCCGGACTACACAGAACACATACTTCTGTAACATCACTTCATCTTTGATCATAGCTGATCTACTGATCGGAGCCTTCAAGTCACGCAAGGAATAGTAGGTGGCGTTACGCGCCTCATCGTCTGCCTTTTTGATGATCTCGTCGTAGTTCATCTTGACAAACAACTTCTTGATCTTGCGGACAGCAATATCAAGCTTCTCGGTACTTGTAACATGTCGCGAGCCTCGCTGTTTCTCAATGCGCCACGACTCGATGTCATAGGTGTCGGTGTTCTTGCGCCCGTACCTGTGACTCACAGAGATACTACCAAGCTGTTCCCCGCCCGCTATGACATTGACTCGTCTGAGAAACTGCTTGCCATCGGGTGCGGTGATTAAGTCCCCGTCGGCATTTCGTTTGTTGCCCATAGCGTTGGTGTAATTCCACTGGTCGTGTCTCTTCCAAGAGAATATCCAGTTCGAGTTGTCGAGCGCGAGCTTACGCACCAGTTCATCAAGCATCGGGTCAAGGATGCGGTTGTCAGGTAATTGAATGTTTGCAAACTGTGTCATGCGGTTCACCATTGAAATTTGTTAAGGATGTCATCGACGCTATGCTTCAACTCAGCGCGAGCGCTAGGTATCTTGCGTAGGTCTTCGGGGTCAATGCCGTTGATCGCTTTCTCCAGCATACGACGAGCTTCTTCAAGCGCTGGGTCTTTCATCACATTCAGCACAGATAACAGACCGCACAACTCCAAGGCGTTGTTGACCAGACTGTCTCTGAATATGTTGCGCTTGCCGTCCTCGTTGTCGGTCAGCGTTTCACTCATTCTCGACAGCATCTTGTGCAGTCGTGTCCAAGGGTCACGCATGGCCTCGTTCATCTTGTTGTTGAACATCTTGTCGTACTGCTCGGCCAAGTCTTGACGCACCTTGTCCTCGCATTGGATACGGAAGTCACCCTTCTCTGGAACAGGAAGGAAGTTGTACTCAAACTTGAAGCGACGGGGCAATGACGCCACATCAGGAAACTCTGATGCGTCGAAATACTTGCCGAGCTTGAAGGCTTGGGCGCTAACCAACGTCGGATAAGCTAGTATGAAGTCATCGACTAAAGCGTTGAAGTTGGCTTCCATCGTCCCGAGTTGCTCACGATACGCAAAGAAGTTCTCCATCGGCAACAAGCCAATGCCTTTCATCCACGGCAGAGTCTGTGTGCCGTTCCACGCGCGGCACTTCGCCGCATACTTCTCTATTTTGCTGAGATGATCACTGCCCGCCATGAGGTACTTGTAGACAGAGCTTGCGTCTTGGTCAGCTTCTTTGGCTGTGTTCAAGTCCGCAGTGGTTTCCTTATCGCGCTTGCGAGCAGTCCATGTACTGATACGCAATTCAACAAGCATCGCCATAGAAGCGAGCGATATGGATGGGGTTTCAAAAGTTTGCATTTATCTCTCCAAGATAGGTTGGTTTAGAAACGAACAAAGCGACACCATGTCGGTTTGTTCAAAGCACAGGTCCGAGTTCCGTTAGAAACTCAGAGTTCTGTTTGGTTGGCACTTCGCCCACGGCTAAAGGGACTTTCCTAAAGCAGTCATCAAAGTGCAAGAACAGCGCAATGTCACCGAGATACTTCACGGCTTTCTCACGATTCAGTACAAAATTAACACCCCAGTGCTTGTCTGCAACCCGATAGTGTTTGCGCTCTGCTTCATGATGTTTGAGTACATTCAACGCATGTACCCAGTTGTCGCTTAGCGGGCCTGTGACCCACTCGTACAACTTAGCGCATCCGTTTCTGTCGAATCCGTTGTGTCTCGCACCACGCCAGTTTGCGCTACCGCCATGAGGAAAGTGCTGTCTGCTGTGGTTGATGTCCCATCTGTTTGGCGATTCACTCCAAGCTTTGGTCTTCGTGAACGCTTCATATTCATCCTCGTCCATCAAACCAACCGCTTTGAACAAGATACCCTTGGACGATTCGACTTCCTTAACGGCTTGGTCATTGGTCTCGGGCGCAATGGACTGCACCAGATCAACCCATTCAAGGAACGGCTCGCACAGTTTGAGATACTTCTTCTCCGACCCGCGAATCTTTCGGATAGCGTACTCCACGAGAACATCAATCATCTCGAAAGAATCACCCGTCTTTCTAAACTTGATCGTCTCGCCCGCTCGCAATATGTAAGACTTCTCGCCCATGTTGCTGGTCACCAACAATCGGCCCTTGTCCCAACTGAAGCCAATCCCCATCGGAACAAATTGCTGGATGTTGTTGGGCACATACGCAGAGTAGTACACGGGAGAATGAATCGTGAATGTGTCGTCCGACTTCCAAACCACAAGCGGGTGCTTGTAGTAATTCAGACAGACCGTGTCGTCATCAGGCATGGAGATGCTCGCCATGTTCCAATGCTTGCGACTACCAAGTGGCACAGCATAGTTTGACTGCTTGCTGTTGATCGGCTTGGTGTTCTTGAACTTCGCAACATACTCAGCGAACGACTGACGCATCACCACGCCCGCTGTGTTGTAGTTGCTGTAATAACTTGCGTATCCCATCACGCTTTCCTTTCAATAAAGAGAGAAATAAGGTGGCGAACCACCTGTCCGTTTGTGGGCTCGAAGCCCATTGCACCAATGAGTTGGCCTCTCACGACTTGTAAGAGATCAAAGGTTTCTTTGTTAAGGGTCACTGAGTACCCAGTTTTTGAGTTAGTCATCGCTTGTTTTTCTCCGCAAGAATCTTCATGTTGCTGTCGATCTCAAGTTGCAGTACACCCGATATAGGCGCGATGGTCGCCGCCTGTGGGTCGGGGTCACCTATTGCGTTGCACTTGTTTGAGTCCTGTCCTTGAATCCATGCGTTGTGTATGCGTGACGCACCGCACAGCACCCTTGAAATACTCAAGGCTTCATCCATGCTCAACAAGAACCTCTTATCTCCAATAAAGAGAATTACCTGATCATCCATTTGTACCTCCTAATACAAGGAACCAAGAAAATAAAGGGCTGTCTTCGTGACAAGTCACAATGCAGGCCATGCCCTCCGTGATAAACGACATTACATACTTGTCGTATGTATGTATGGGTCGCTTGGCTAAGAACCACCGAAACTCTTCGAGCCCAGCGACTGTAACGAGATCATCATCCGTTAAGCGAGCATTGGTTATCGCCGCTCGCAAACCAAGATGATGAATCTCTGTCGGGTGGAAGAGAGCATCGCCATCTATGTCCATCATCAACTTCAAGCCCGCTGGGTTGACGCGAACATAGAAGTAGACATGGTCATGGAGGAACCTCACCTCACCCTTGACAAGCATGGGGACATGGTGCTCAGCAATGTGATACCACTCCCCACACTCGACATGCGGGTCGTCGTCATATAACAACAAGCTTCTGTCCATTGGGGACCTCGTAGCTGTCGTTACCGATGATGCACCACAAGGTAGGCGCAGTAACAGCCGCCCACTTGCTCTTGTTGGTGTGCATGTAGCCATCACTCAACATGATCAGCGCATCAGGCTTCAACTGCTTCTCTACCATCAGGTCAACCACAACATCTGGGTTTGTGCCGCCACCACCCTTGGGGTTGGTGCGATGCACGATGTCTTTCACACCACCAGTAAAGATTTCGTGCGCTTGAATTTCAGCGTCCCAATACACGATGTCTAGTCGGTCTATGCCCATGCTCTTGACAAGCCCGTTCATCTCAGAGAGAAACTCTGTGAGTAACGGCCCTTCCACAGAACCAGATGTGTCCATCGCCAAAACCAAGTACTTCACTCGCTTGCCGATGATGCTAGGCAATATCACATCCTGCCAAAGGAAGTTGCGATGCGCCTTGCGCCAAGAGATTGAGTCTCTGTCCTTGATGTGAGAACGGGCGAAGCGTTGGAGTACATCTTTCCAACTGACCTTGGGATTGAGTAGCTCGCCAATCTCGCGTGGTGTCTTGCCGCCAAACTTGCCCGCATAGATACCGCCCTGACGAATAGCTTGCTCGACTTCCTGATCGAGTTGCTTCTTCTCTTCCTCGCTCAAGGCTTGTGCGCCATCCCAATCGTGGTTGTCGAAACCGACATCGCCCTCACCGAACAAATCGACATCTTGTCCTTTTGTTCCGTCTTGCCCGTCACGCTTTGGACCACGACCCGAACCATCAATGGGCGGACCATCACCATCGCATCCTTCTTTCTTTTTCTTCAAGAGGATGTCGAAGACCTGCTTGGTGTCCATGCCACGATACGCCTCGTCGAAGAGACCCTCACGCTCACCTGTTTCTTTAGAACGGGGAAAGGCTATGAATTTTTCTTCTGGGTCCATGTCATACAACTGTATGTTGATGACAAAGTCACACGCCGCATTCGTAAGTCTGCGGTCAATAGCATCCAATGCTTTCCATGTGGTCAGGTGTCGGTAACACTTGTGCATGTTCTCGTGCATGATGAGAAACGCCAGCTCTTTGTCAGTCAAAGAGTCAACGAATTCTCTGCCATACACAGCGTCCCTGCCGTTCGTGCCCGCTGTGATCTTCTGATCGGTTACTGTGGTAGACCCGACCATGAACAAGCCCGCGAAGAAGGCAAACGACTTCTCTCGCATCAGGCTCACATGAACCAGCTCGATTCGTTTCTCGGCTGGCAATTTACTTCTGACAACTGCAATACTCATGATGTCTCCTTCATGTGTGCTTTGAAATCCGCGACGAGGGCGTCGCGCATCTTGTCATCCTCCATTAGGGCCTTGATAAAAATCTTGGCCCCATACTCTTGTTGTTTGTATTTAAGGGCAAAGGCTGTCGCCAATACCGCCCAACAAAACAAAATTATTTCTGTGATTGATACTTCAATCATTTGACATCTCCATTTGCTTTAACTTCCAACACCCACAACTCAAGGTAGTGGGCTTCCTCGTCTTTGCCTAGCTTCCTGAGAAGCTCGGCCAGCTTCATGCCGTGATCGTAAATACTCGCAATGATCTGTTCATGCGTCATCGTTTAACCCTCACAGATTTACCTTCCATATCAAACTCATACTCAGGGAACTGAGCATCCAACTGCTTGGCCATGCGAGCCATGATTGTTGTGGCTTGCAATGTCAAACCGCGAGACTCCAACACCTCGCCCGCTGTGGCTTTCTTGTTGTAGATCAGCTTGTGGGTATGGTCTTGCATACGCTTGTATGTGGCGACCATGCCACGCCATACGATCTTTGCTTCAGTGATATTCGTAATCATTATTTCTCTCCTGTTGTTGGTGAACATTCCGACACCGTGTCGTTTTGTTCGTCGTTTACCTGCACACTGATGATGCGCACACCATCAAAGATTTGGACAATCTCGTAGTCCGCGCCCGCTTTGTCGAGCGCATCGTAAAGCTCTGCTGGTGTCATGTTCATGGTCTCCAGTAAAAAACATCTAGCCCGACGATGACCAAACCGATCACCACCAACGTGTACAACATAGCGTTGAAAGTTTTGTCGTTCATGCTCAACCTTTCAATCCGGCAAACATGTACTGATTCTCACGCGCCCATGTAACAAAGGCGGGATGAGACATGACCCATGCTTTCTTTGTGGGAATCTCGAGGATGCTGTTGATGAAGACAGCCTGAGTTTCTTTGGGCAGCCGCTTGATGTAGCGCATCCATGTGGCGAATGTCTCACGGGTAGACACAGACACAGCCTTGAACGCCAAGATACATTGAGCCGCTGGGCTGGTGGGGACAAGCGCAGACTCAGGGTTGGCAAGAATGGAATCAGTCATCGGCAGCTGATCTGCGAGCGAGATGTACGCTTGCAAATCACGCGACGCCGCCCGCCCGATAGTGCCATCAAGTGCCGCGATCAACGCATTCTCTGTGATGTTTTGACGCACAGTAATCCAATGCGAGGCCTTGTACGCAGTGCGGGGGCAGAAGTACGCCTTCTGTGACGCATCGGTGGGGTTGAAGATGTATGGGTTCTCTTTCTGCCCGCCATCCAAGTAGGACGCCATGCAGTGCGGGTATTCCTTGACCCACGCTTGCATCTCAGGTGCTACATCGTTGTTCGCCGCCCAACGCAACCACTCTTCAGCCGTTGGCTTGAAGTAGTTGATCTCGGTCTGACGGCTACGGGTGTGAGCCTTGGTGTGGTCGCCCACGCCATCACTGTCCATATTGCCCGTCGTGAAGACGATAGTCTCGGGGTGCAGTTTGTAAGTACCTAGTCTGCGCTCATGCAACAGGGGGTGTAGCGTGTTACGCGTGTAGTCCTCGGTCTTTGTCCACTCGTCGATCATGATGACTTGCGGTTCGTCAAGGTGCAAGCCGTAGTAATCGGTTGGGTAGAAGTCCAAGGTGCGAGTCGCGTGGTTGGGGATTGGCATACCAGACTGGCCGACATCGGTGTTTGGTCCGTCGATGTACACCTTGCGGTAGCCTGTGCGCTCAACGATTGTGTCCTGAATGGCAGTCTTGCCAACACCGGGTTCGCCAGTAAGGTGCACTGCGTTAGGACCCGCGTTAAGAAGCAGGTCAACAGTCTCGGTGAAGTTGAGTCTGCGCATGAAGTTGATCTCGTTTGACATTTGATTTCCTTGATAAGAAAGATTTACAAGAACATACCGACACCATGTCGGTTAGTTCGATGAGCGGGTGTTTTTCTGATTCGTGTCCATCAGAACCTGCGGCGCGGCTTCTGGTGTAACGAGCATGTACGGCCCCTTGCCGTATGTCTGCACCACACACCAAGATGCGCGGTCAGAGATTGCGGCGTCTTGCCCGCAATGTAAACACAACCTGTAGCCAAGAGCCCAGCGTTGTGCATGGACATCGTCCCCACAATGGGTGCACGACATCCATTCGAAACGATCACAACCCTGTCGTTGATCGTCATCCAATTCTGTAGAAATGGGATATAGCATTAGTAACGAAGACCGGTGTTGGGGTCGATCAAGCCGCTGGTCAAGCCAAGGCGTTGGTAGTGGGCGAACAACACGGACACGCTGGCAAAGCTGTCAGCGACTTCCTTGTCAGTAACAAGGCCCGACACCCAAAGCTGTGCGACATCGCGCATGGCCCTGTGGACCTCGATCAGTTTCTCGTTGGTGCATGACAGGTCAGTCATGTTGTCAGTTGCTATCTTCATAATGATCTCCAATAAAGGACTTTGAATCGCCGAACAAACCGACATGATGTCGGAATGTTCAGCATCGGTGCGCTTTCGCACACCTGCGGCTTTTAGATGTGGTGTCGTCGTCATCACTCACCAATGTATCTAAAGATACATTGTACCACAAAATAACTCATTTGTCAAGGGGGTCGTTCGTGTTTTAAACATGAAGTTCCCATGCCCGCTAGTTTCGTTCTGACTTAGCTTTGCGTTGCGCGGAGATGTGGTCGATCATTTGGTCCAACCCAAATTCGATCTCGTCCCATGACGGCCCCTCATCCTTCACCTCTTGGGTGACTGGTTTCGGCTCATCCCGCAGTTTGATCTTGAGCACGGGCTTGCCTTCCGTAGCCGTGGGTAGGTCGCGCTTATTCTTGGGAATAGCGAATCCCTTGGTTTTGAGGATTCCATCGGTGTCGTAGCCCGCGAGGGATGCACTGTCCATCAGTATCTTGATATGGCGCGGGTCTTTGGGGCGCATGTCGATCAACTCGTCATCGGGCGGGGCGATCAGGTGGCGGGTGGATTCTTGCTCGGGCAACAGATCGTTGGGGAAGCCTGACGCAAACCGCTTGACCCTGTACATCTTGGACTCGCAATGGTGGTACGGATTGACGCACCACTTCGTACCGCACATGTTCATCAAGCGTGGGCCAGCGGGCGGGAAGCGGCAGATCGTGAACAGGATACGCAAGACAGCGTTTGTGTTGAACTTGTATGTCAGGGGCGAATGAGGGGAGAGCATGGGCAGAGAACAGGATGACTTAGGCCAGACATAGCAAAGGTTCTTGACCTCGCAGTTGTCCAAGAGGTTGTCAGCGTTGAGGTACTTTTGAGGGCGGGGCATGGAAATTTCCTTTTTGAGAGTTTTACACCGTATACCATATATCCGTGGTAATTCTATTATATTTGGCGTGGCTGTCAATAGGGGTAAGGGTTTATCGGGATAAGATAAAGGGTATAAAACGTTGTTCCTGAAATTGAGATAGTGAGAACGGGAGAAAGAGGGCGAGAGGTGAAACACGCTATTCTCAACTTTTTCTATGTTTGGAGGGGAGATTCCTAGACCCGCTTTATACTATGCCCATTTCAGGAACAACGTCTTATATATTATATTAAATTATTTTATTATTATAGAGAAACCTAGGAAATTCGGGGCTTGCGCACTAGCGCCGCCTTGCGGGAGGGGTCGGATAGGATATAGTTAGTAACGATATACGGTATAAGATGTAGTTGCTACGGGGTGGAAACTACGGCGTTACTGGGTTAATGAAGATTAAAGTATGCGTTTGGAGGGGCAATGCCCGCTGGAATGATAAACCAAGCCGTGCAATGCGGTATAAGCGACGCCCGCTTTGCACTTGGTGGGCGGGCCAAGCGGTCTGCGTCATAACTAAAAGTAATGAACAAACCGACAATGTGTCGCTTTGTTCGCTTTGCCCGCAATGCAAGGCTACCCCGTTCCTACCTGTGACTGGTATCTAGCGATACGGGCGGGGCGGGCGACTCACCGCCAAGCCAGCCGCGCTCGCCAAGGCTACCGCGTTACTGCCACAATCTATTCTAAAGAACAGAGCTACCGCGTTACTACCACCAAGTGACTGGCATCAGGGCGGGCCGCGCCGTCGCGCAGGCCAAAAAAAATCGGGGGCCGAAGCCCCCAAAGGTTAGTCAGGTGTGTATTCCAATTCCCAAAGAATCAGGACATGAAGCCCAATAAAAGTTATCACAAAGACCAGCATCTCGACCGCGCCAATGAGCCCGAAAAGCCCGCAACCAATCGACACGATGGCCATCAGCAAAGACGCAAACCCAACCCAAGACAAAAATGTACGCATGGAAAACTCCAGAAAAAAGCCCCCGAAGGGGCGTGAAGGTTAATGAACGCGCACAAGCTTGGAAAGCTTGGCGTAGCGAATCCAGACCTGAGCGGGCACGGCATCCCGAACGCTCAAGTATTGACCCGAAACGGCACAGCGGAAATCCTTGCCCGCTTGCCAGTCCGCCTTAACAGCGGCCGCAGATTTATAGTCCCGCCCGTAGGCGGGCACGGCATGAATGTCGCGCCCGCTCATGGGTTAGCCCAAGGCCAAAGAGGCCGCAGTCAAACGCGCGAGGCTTTCGACCGAACCGGCTTTTGCCCACTCAGCCGCACGCTTGCGCAAGGCCTCATGGATGACTTTGATGTCAGCCTGCAACTGTTCTAGCTCGGGCTTTTCCCTGCGCTCGATTTCTTTCGCAATGGCCGTGGCCTCGCGCATCGACTTGACATCGCCCTTTGCGACCAGCTCGGCTTTCAGGTCGGCCAACTCGCCATCGCCCTTGTCCGCGAACTTAGCCGCATCAGCCGCACGCTTAGCCGCCATGCGCTCAGCATCGACCGACTTAGAACGAGGCCGCTCGAAACCAAGCCCGACCAGTCTATTGACTTGCCGCTCGAATTGCTTGTCAGCCGCATCAGTAGATGCCGCGCCGCAGTCAAAGTACTTGGCCACGCCCCATGTCCGAACCTGAAGGTACTCAGGGTAAGAGATAGGCACGAACGCCATGATCGGCTTGCCATCCTTCAAGACGGGCTCGCCCTTGATGTCGCACTTGGCGCGACGCATTTTGACGAACTTGCCGTCTACTGTTTCCCACTGGCACAGCCAATCCAACAGCAGGGCATCAGCCGCATCGCGCGCGTCTTGACCACGCGACATCAGCTTTTCAGCGTCAGCCGCATTACCAAAGATTTCCTCAAGAGAGGATTGTGCTTCGACCAAGGAACGGCCGCAGATCGACTCGACCACGGAACCAACTGCGCTTTGTGCGGGCGCAGTAACCGCTTGAGTGGCTTTGTTTGCCATGATGTATTCTCCAAGTAAAGGTCGGGCAAAACGCCCGAACAAAGGGACAGGAATGTCCCTTCATTCAGCACAGCGGGCATCACCCCTCTGTCCATGTAGTAACTATATCAAACTGGCAAAACTTAGGGGAAAACCGCACACAGGGTAACGACGCAATGCAAGGAAAGATAAAGCCCGCAATGTACGATCCACGCCCGCCAGCCAGACGCAGAAGCCTAAAAAAATCGCGTCTCTTCCTCCGACTAGGTGGTAGAAAATCGCGACGCTTTCTCCGGCCATACCCCTTCTTAAATCCTGGGTGGAGAACTCCACGACCCCCCACCACCCCAAATTTCATTAAGGGGGACCCCACATACATACACAGTGTTTTGCACACCCGGTGAGCAAAATTTAAAAACAGGGGGGAGGGGGGTATAAAAATTTTGGGGTTCTGCCGGTAGCACTCCACCAGAAACACCCCCCGTCAAGGGGACCCAAAGCAGGTCATGTATAGAAAACGCCATATTTTGTGCATGACGGGCTTGTCATGTATAGATTTTTTCTGTTACATTCGCGCATCCTCTTTACGGAGTGCCCTTGAACACATGACAGTGCATTTGACGCCTGACAACACAGTTCCGTTTCCGGACAGCTTAGAACCGGAAGCGGGCGGGACGCTCCGCGAAAACATGCAGATCGCGGCAAACACTGCTGAAGTCCTCAAGGGACTGGGTGCGCAAGTAGAGGATGATCCTGAAGCGCAACTCAAAGCTGAGAACGTATTCAAAGACTTTTCGGAACTAGCTAAGCAACAGTACGAAGAAGCCATGCTTCCTAAGCGGGGCCGAGGTCGTCCACGCAAAGACCCGAACGCTGAGCCCGCTCCAAGTAAAACGCCCGCCCTGATGTACAACCTTCCCGTTGCCGAACGAATCGGTACGATGCTGCGGGAGTACAACAACCCAATCGTTGCAGATGCCGCCGAGCTTAGGTTAGTAGTCACTAACAAACTACTGGACCTAGCGTCATGCGGTGACCCACGGATCGAGATCAAGGCAGCGGAGATGCTGGGCAAGATCAGCGACGTGGGCCTCTTCTCCGAGAAGACCGAGATCACTGTTACGTACAACAACGTGACTGACTTGGATCAGGCGATCAAGGATAAGGTGCGCAAGATGTTGCTGGCGCAAGGGGTTACCGATGTGACCCCCATCGACATTGATCTGGACAAAGAGTTTGGCCCCGCCGAAGAGCTAGAAATGGTTGAAGAGGTGCAGCCCGAGCCGCCCGTTGAGGATGAAGATGCGCAGAATTGAGTCTGCCCCAATGGACGCAGAGATGAAAACTCTGCTGGCCAACCTTGGAAAACTATCAGATGATCAGAAAAAGCTAATCCTTGCAGATTTGAATGTGCGGGACGAGCTGTACGAAAAACAAATCGCCCAGAATACGTTCATGGGATTCGTAAACAAGGTGTGGCCGGAGTTCATAAGCGGGCGTCACCACAAAATTATGGCAAGAGCGTTTGAGCGGGTGGTGAATGGCGAATGTAAACGCCTGATTATCAACATGCCACCCCGCCATACTAAGTCTGAGTTCGCTTCTTACCTCCTTCCAGCTTGGTTTCTAGGTAAATACCCCAACAAAAAGGTCATTCAGAGCTCAAATACTGCTGAATTGGCGGTTGGGTTCGGTCGAAAGGTGCGAAATCTGGTCGATTTGGACACTTATAAGGAACTTTTCCCCAATTTGGAGCTTAGAGCGGACTCAAAAGCTGCTGGGCGGTGGAATACCAGTAAAAATGGCGACTATTTTGCGATTGGTGTGGGCGGTACAGTCACCGGAAAGGGTGCTGACCTGTTGATTATTGACGACCCCCACTCTGAACAGGAGGCCGCGCTCGCCGCGAGCAACCCAGATGTGTTCGACAAGGTCACGGAGTGGTACACGTCAGGCCCCCGCCAGCGTTTGCAGCCCGGCGGGGCAATTGTGATCGTGATGACACGCTGGGCTATGCGGGATTTGACTGGTCAGGTGCTCAAAGCTGCGGCCCAAAGGGGCGGTGAGCAGTGGGAAGTCATTGAATTCCCGGCCATCATGCCCTCGGGTAAACCCCTATGGCCAGAGTTTTGGTCGCTTGAAGAGTTGGAAGCTCTCCGCGAGGAATTGCCCAACAGTAAGTGGCAGGCGCAGTACCAGCAGAACCCTGTGGGTAACGAGTCGGCCATTGTAAAGAGGGATTGGTGGAAGTGGTGGGAGGCAGAACGGCCACCTGTGTGTGAGTACATCTTACAGACGTGGGATACGGCGTTTGAGAAGAACAATCGGGCTGACTATTCCGCAGGAACGACGTGGGGTATCTTCAACTTTGACGAAGATCACGGAGCGCCGAATATCATCTTGTTGAATACTTATAAGAAGCGGGTTGAATACCCAGACCTGAAGAAGGACGTGCTGGAGGAGTACCGAGAGTATGAGCCGGACGGGGTTTTGATTGAGAAGAAGGCGTCTGGTGCGCCACTGATCTACGACTTACGGGCGATGGGGATCCCTGTGCAGGAGTACACGCCTAGTAAGGGTCAGGACAAAATTGCCCGCCTGAACTCAGTCTCGGACATAATTGCGTCGGGCAAGGTATGGGTTCCGCGCACGCGGTGGGCCGAAGAGCTAGTCGATGAGATTGCAGAGTTCCCATCTGGCGAGCATGACGACTTGGTTGACGCGACAACTCTGGCCCTCATGAGGTTTAGGCAAGGCGGGTTCTTACGTTTGCCAACGGATGAACCAGAAGAAACAACGTATTTCAGGAGCCGCAAAAAAGAGCGGTTCTACACAGTGTAAGGACACATCATGTTAGACAAAGCACTTTATCAAGCACCTCAAGGCATCACCATGCTCGAAGAGCCCGATATTGAAATTGAAATTGAGAACCCAGACGAGGTAAGTATTGGTCTGGGGGACATTGAGATTGACTTGAAGCCTGAGAAAGAGACGGCCAAGGACTTTGATGCCAATCTTGCGAACTTCATGGATGACGGTGACTTGGATACTCTTGGCCAAGAGTTGATAGAAGATTTTGATAAAGACACCCAAGACCGCAAGGAGTGGATCAAAACTTATGTTGATGGCCTGAAACTGTTGGGCTTGCAGTATGAAGACCGCACTGAGCCGTGGCAAGGGGCTTGTGGCGTGTTTCATCCCATGCTTACAGAATCAGTCGTGCGTTTTCAGTCTGAGGCAATGATGGAAACATTCCCTGCTATGGGGCCTGTGAAGACTCAGATTGTTGGGGCGATTGACTTGTTACGTGAAGAGGCTGCTGCCCGCGTGCGCGAGGACATGAACTATCAGCTCACTGAAGTGATGACTGAGTACCGGCCAGAGCACGAGAAGATGTTGTGGTCACTCCCGTTGGCGGGCTCAGCGTTCAAAAAGGTGTACTACGACCCCAGTAAGGGTCGGCAGATGGCGGTGTTCATCCCCGCTGAAGACATCGTAGTTCCATACGGCGCGAGAGATTTGGAGACAGCCGAGCGGGTCACGCACGTCATGCGTAAGACTGAAAACGAGGTGCGCAAGTTACAAGAAGCTGGGTTCTACAGTGATGTGGAGCTGGGCGAACCCGGCTACGAGCTGGATGATATTGAGAAGCAGAAGGCCGAAGAACAAGGCATGTCGGCCTTGAACGATGACCGCTTCCGTATTCTTGAGATGCACGTTGACTTGGACTTGCCCGGGTACGAGCATAAAGACAAGAAGGGTAAGGAGACTGGGATTGCCTTACCTTATGTTGTGACTGTGGAAAAAGGAACCCGCAAAGTTTTAGCCATACGGAGGAATTGGTACGAAGATGACGAACTACACACTAAACGACAGCATTTTGTTCACTACCAATACATCCCCGGTTTTGGCTTCTATGGTTACGGCCTTATCCACCTTATCGGCGGGTACGCGAAGAGCGCGACGATGCTCATCCGTCAACTCGTGGATGCAGGAACACTTTCGAACTTACCCGGGGGTCTCAAATCTCGTGGTCTCCGCATCAAAGGTGACGATACACCTATCCAGCCCGGAGAGTTCCGAGATGTAGACGTCCCAAGCGGCTCAATCCGGGACAACATTCTGCCTCTGCCGTACAAGGAACCAAGTCAGGTTCTCTTTGCTTTGTTCCAGAATATCGTCCAAGAGGGCCGTGCGTTTGCCTCAAGTGGCGATATGAACGTGTCCGATATGTCGAGCCAAGCTCCTGTGGGTACAACTCTGGCTCTGTTGGAGCGTACTCTCAAGGTGATGACAGCGGTCCAAGCCCGTCTGCACTACACCATGAAGCAGGAGTTTCGTCTGCTCAAGGTCATCATCGCCGACTATACGCCCGAGGAGTATGACTACGAGCCAGAAGACGCAGGTCGTAAGGCCAAGAAGTCGGACTACGACAGCACAGATGTAATTCCAGTCAGTGATCCCAACGCTGCGACGATGGCGCAGAAGATTGTGCAGTATCAAGCGGTCTTGCAGTTGGCTCAAAGTGCGCCGCAGTTGTACAACTTACCGCTGTTGCACCGCCAAATGATTGAAGTGCTGGGTATCAAGAATGCCAACAAACTTGTACCGGTGGAAGACGACCAAGTGCCGACTGACCCAGTGCAGGAGAATCAGAACCTGCTGATCATGAAGCCGGTTAAGGCGTTCATCGAACAAAACCACGAGGCGCATATTCAAGCGCACATGGCCGCTATTCAGAATCCGAAGATTCAGCAGATGATGCAGATGAACCCGCAAGCACAAGCGATCATGGCCGCAGCTATGGCTCACATCAACGAGCACATTGCGTTTGAGTACCGCAAGCAGGTGGAGATGGCCATTGGTATGCCGCTGCCCAATGAAGAGCAGAACAAGCAGGTTCCTCCAAACATGGCCGATCAGATTGCCATGATGACTGCCCAAGCGTCACAGCAGTTGACTCAGCAAGCTCAACAACAAGCTGCGCAACAACAAGCTCAGCAGCAGATGCAGGACCCAATTGTCCAGATGCAGATGCAAGAGCTTCAGCTCAAACAACAAGACTTGCAGCTCAAGCAGCAGAAGCAAGCGATGGAAGCTGCTGCCAAAGCAGACCAAATTCGTGTCGAAGAGGCCCGCATCGCGGCGCAAAAAGAAATCGCGGCCATGCAGGTGGGAGCCTCCACAGCCGCTGCAAAAGACAAGCTCTCCAAACAGATGGAGATGGAAGGAGTTCGTATGGGCATAGACGCTGCAAAACACCGCGCTCAAATGGCCATGCAAAACGCGCAACGGGCAGCGCAACGAAACCAGCCTAGCAACAAGAAGGAGAATAAGTGAACGAGTACAAACTACTTGGTCCAATTTTTAACGAAATCCGCAAGCTGAAACAAGAGCGAGAAGCTTTTGTAGCGGCTGGGCGCTGTGATCACATTGAAGAGTACCGAAGAGTCTGCGGAGTTATCCAAGGTTTGAACTACGCAGAGAACATCATTGAAGACCTTGTGCAAAAAATGGAGAAAGCTGATGACTGAATTTGACGTTGCTGCGGTTGATCTGACCGGCATTTTGAACAAAAGCGCCGAAGAAAAAGCCAAACAATTGCCTGATCCCAAGACTTTCCGTCTGTTGTGTGTTGTTCCAGAAGCTATGGAAGAGTACGCAGACAGCGAAGTTGGTCTACTCAAAGACTCAAAAACCATGCACTACGAGGAAGTACTGACCCCAGTACTGTTCGTTATAAAGCTTGGCCCCGATGCTTACAAAGACACTACCCGGTTCCCAAGTGGACCGAGCTGTAAGGAAGGTGATTTCATCATCGTCCGCCCCAATTCAGGCACTCGCCTGAAGATTCATGGCCGTGAGTTCCGCATCATCAACGATGACAGCGTGGAAGCGGTTGTGGAGGACCCCCGTGGTATCACGCGTGCTGCATAAGGAGTAACACATGGCAACAAAATTTGATGAGACTTATGAGTTTCCCGACGAGCTAGAAGCCAAGAAAGCTGCTGCTGAAGAGGACAAACTTGAGATCGAGATTGAGGACGACACCCCCGCCGAAGATCGTGGTCGCAAGCCTATGAAAGAACCTGTCGAGGATGTATCCGACGATGAGTTGGCTACCTACGACGAGAAAGTTCAGAAGCGGATCAAGAAGTTCACCCGTGGTTATCACGATGAGCGACGCGCCAAAGAACAAGCACTGCGCGAGCGCGAGGCCACTGAAGCCTATGCACGCCAGATCATTGAAGAGAACAAACGGCTTCAACAACAGCTTTCTAATGGAAGTAAAGTACTAATTGAACAGTCTCAGTCGGGCGCACAGCTCCAACTGGAAGCCGCCAAGAAAAAGTACAAAGAAGCATACGAACTGGCAGACGTGGACGCCCTAGCAGAAGCCCAAGCAGAAATTGCCCAAGCTACTTTGCGTATGGACAAAGCATCTGGTATGAAACCCCTTGAGGTTGAAGAACGTGAGTATCAGCCCGCTGAACCAGAACGCCAGAAAGTTAGCCCCCGTACCCAACGTTGGGTGGAAAACAACAGCGACTGGTGGGGTCGGGATGACGAAATGACAATGGCCGCAATGGGTATTGACAGGAAGTTACAGAAAGAGTATGGTCCGGACTATGTAGGTACTGAAGAGTACTTCAAAACCATCGACAAAACGATGCGCAAACGATTTCCTGAGCACTTTGAAAGTGATCAGAGCTACGAGGATGATGATCCGCCTCCTAAGAAAAGGACATCAGAACCGGTTGACGAGGATGATGAAACCCCGCGCCGTGCAACAAGAATTACTTCGCCTGTAGCTCCGGCTACGCGGAGTACTCCGCCAAATCGTATTCGACTGAAAGCATCAGAAGCCGCGCAAGCGCGTCGCCTTGGGGTGCCAATTGAAGAATATGCAAGACAGGCTGCTTTACTTAGAAAAGGTGTTTAATCATGACTGAAGCAAAACAAAACCGTTCGGATCGCGGCTTGGAATCACGGGCAACTACTTATAGACCTTCGTCTTGGCAGGCCCCCGAAGCTCTTCCAATGCCAGATGAGCGTCCCGGCTGGAAGCATCGGTATGTTCGATTGAGCACTATGGGTGTTGCTGATCCTAGCAATATCTCTTCTAAGTTACGAGAAGGATACGAACCCTGCAAAGCAGAAGACTATCCTGAACTCATGATGCACGCTGCCGTTGACGGCCGCTTTAGAGGCGGTATCGAAATCGGCGGGCTGTTGCTCTGTCGTATTCCAAAAGAGTTTATGGAACAACGTGCGCAACACTTTGCGAACTTGAACCAATCTCAAATGGACTCGGTGGACAACAATTTCCTTCGTGAACAAGACTCTAGGTCTAATATGGCGATGATCGTCGATAAGAAATCTAAGGTTTCGTTCGGTTCTGGTTCTTAAAATTTAGGAGTCTTTCAAATGGCTTATCCAACGGTAAACGCCCCTTACGGGCTGAAGCCGATCAATCTGTACGGTGGTACACCTTTCGCAGGTGCAACTCGCCAGTACCGTATTGCTTCGGCGTACAACACAAGCATCTTCTACGGTGACCCCGTCGAGATGATTAACGATGGCACGATTATCAAATCCGCCATTACAACTGCTCGTGCAACTGTGACAACTTCACAGATCATGGGCGTTTTCTTGGGCTGTTCTTACGTTAACGCGCAAGGTCAGACTATTTTCGCTCAGTACTTCCCAGCAAACACTACTGCCCCAACAGGTACAGTTATTACCGCTTACGTGTGTAATGACCCTGACACCCTGTTCAAAGCTGTGATTGCCACTGGCGCTACTGCCGATGATGCTACTTCTGGCTTGTTGCCTTCCAGCACTACGCAATTTGCCGTTATTGGCACTAACGTAGCATTGGTGCAGAACACTGGTTTGACAACTACTGGCGATAGCCGTGTAGCTGTTGCATCATCTGCAACCACAGGAACACTGCCCTTGAACGTCGTTGACGTTGTGCCCGAGACATCTTATGTCAACGGTTCTGGCAACATCGTGTTCCCCGAGATCATCGTTCGTTGGAACTTTGAGATTCATACAACCACTATCGCTTCTGGCGTTTAATCAAGGAGCTAAATCATGGCTATTTCACGCGCACAACTGCTGAAAGAGTTGCTCCCCGGATTGAACGCTTTGTTCGGTATGGAGTACGCTCGCTACGGCGAAGAACACAAAGAAATCTACGAAACCGAGACTTCTGAGCGTTCGTTTGAAGAAGAAACCAAACTGTCCGGCTTCTCTGCCGCACCCGTCAAGAACGAAGGCTCTGCCATCGCTTACGACAATGCACAAGAAGCATGGTCAACCCGCTATACACACGAAACCATCGCCTTGGGTTTCTCAATCACTGAAGAAGCGATTGAAGATAACTTGTACGACAGCTTGTCTGCTCGTTACACCAAGTCATTGGCTCGTGCTATGGCATACACCA